CGAAGGCCGGCGCCGACAAGTGGGCGCAGGACATCATGCCGCTGCTCGACCGATCGAAGTACGTGAACGAGGATGGTTCGTTTTTCACTGACCCGCAGATGGAGCAGTTCTTGCGCGCGGCCTGGGAAACGATCGCCACGAACGGGATGAACAAGATCCAGCCCGGCGGCGTCATGGGCTCGGGCATGAAAGCGAACTCGCATTCGCAGCACCGCCAGATCCACCTCGCCGGCCCGGACGCGTTCGTGAAGTATGGGCAGGAGTACGGCGATCAGCCGCTGCTAAAAACGATGGTCGACCACATCGGCGGCATGGCGCGCGATATCGCGATGGTCGAGGAGTTCGGCCCGAACCCTGACCGAATGTTCGAGTACCTGCGCGATCAGTCGCTGAAGGAAGCCGCGATCGCCGAGCCGCTTCGTTCGGGTTATCACCAAGAGCAGGCCGTCAAGCTGACGAACCTGTGGAAGTTCTCGGCCGGGCACAGTCAGCCGGTGGCGCGTGAATGGCTCGCGCGCACGGGGGACGCGCTGCGGAACTTCCTGGTATCGACGCGCCTGGGTGGCGCCGTTATTTCGTCCATCGCTGACGAGGGAACGATCGCGATCACCGCGAAGGTGAACGACATGAGTTACATGAAGGTGTTCGCGAACGAGCTGCGCGCGATGAACCTGACGAACGGCGAGGAACTGCGCCAGGCGCGCCGGGCCGGCCTCGCGATGGACACGATGATCGGCGACCTGAACCGCTGGGGCCAGGACAACCTGGGCAGCACGGTCACATCGAAGCTCGCGCACGCCACGATGCGCGCGTCCGGCATGAACGCCATCACGGATGTCCGCCGCCGTGCGTTCGGCGTCACGATGATGGATTCGATCGGGCACCTGACCCGGAACGTCGATTCGCTGGCGAAGCTGGACGAGCACGACAACCGCATCCTGCTGTCGAAGGGTGTGACCGATGAGGACTGGCTGGTGTGGCGCGCCGCGCAGCCGGAGAAGTGGGGCGGGAACGACACTGTCCTGACGCCTGATGCGATCTATGCGGTGTCGGACGCCGACCTGGCGCCGATCCTGCGTAGCGTTGGACTGACGCCGTCCCCGCAAGCCGCTGCCGCCCTGCGCCGCAATGCTGCACTGCGACTGATCGGTGCTGTGTCGGAGGAAATCGACATGGCCGTTGTGACGCCGAAGAACATCGAACGCGAGATGTTCGGTGGCGGCCTGCAGCGTGGGACGTGGAAGGGCGAACTCATGCGCTCCGTGTTCCTGTTCAAGACAACCCCGCTCGCTGTCGTTCTGCGGCATTGGAAGCGCGGCCTGGCCCAGCCGACCCGGGCAGGCAAAGCGGCGTACATCGCGAGCCTGATCGCTACGACCACCGTCGTCGGCGCGTTCACGCTGCAGCTCAAGGAACTGATCGCCGGCCGCGACCCGAAGAACCTGAACCCGTTCGAGGAAGGCGGCGTGAAGAATTGGGTTCAGGCGTTCCTGAACGGCGGCTCGTTCGGCATCTATGGTGACTTCCTGTTCTCGGGCACCACGCGCCACGAGTCCAGCCCGCTTGGTGCCGCGCTCGGGCCGGTGGCGTCGCTCGTCGAGCAGATGTTCAACCTGACTCAAGGCAACATCGTTCAGGCGGCCCAGGGCAAAGACACGAAGTTCGGCGCCGAGTTGATCCGCTTCGGGAAGCAAAATATCCCGATGGCGAATCTGTGGTATGCAAAGACGGCGCTTGACCAGATGATCTTCAACGATCTCCAAGAGTACGTCTCGCCCGGCTACCTGTCGAAGATGAAGCGCCGCATGGAGAAGGAATTCGGGTCGTCGTACTATTGGGACCCCAAAACGGGTGATATCCGCGCGCCTGACGTCGGACGTATGTTCGGTCAGTGATAGGATCGTGGTGCTGATACGACATCATTGATAGAATCCGGCAACACCAGCCGGGGGAAACAATGACTGTCGCATCCACGAACTCGAAAGCCGGCCCCTATGCCGGCGCTGGGACGACTGGCCCATTCGCTGTTGACTTCCGGTTCCTGGAGGATTCGCACCTTCAGGTGATTCGCACCAGTGCGGCTGGCGTCGCAACGACGCTCACGCTGACGACCGACTACACGGTTACCGGGGCGGGCGGCACGTCAGGCGAGGTAACCCTGGTTGCGGCGCTCGCTGCCGGCGAAACGCTGGCCGTGCTGCGCAACGTGCCCGCCACGCAAGAAACCGACTACGTCCAGAACGATGCGTTCCCGGCTGAGTCACACGAGCGGGCGCTGGACAAGCTGACGATGATCGCCCAGCAGCAGGGCGAGATTCTGAGTCGGGCTATCACTGTGCCGACTGGTGAATCTGGCGTGCCGTCGCTGCCGGCTGCGGCTGATCGGGCGAACACGCTGCTGGGGTTCGACAGCAACGGCGACCCCACGGTGTCCGTCCCCGTGACCGGCACTGCCGCAGACGTCCTAATCCAACTTGCGGACACCACGCTGGGAACGAAAAACTCCGGGCTCGTGGGCTATCGGGCGGACCTGTCGTATGCCGTCAACACCGCCGGCCGAGAGCTGCGTCGGTGGCTGACCCTCGACCATTTTGTCAGCGATACCACTGGCGTCTCAGACGTGGCAGCAGGCATCAACAACGCAGTCGCGGCCGCTGTCGAAGTTGGGGCCGTTGGCATCTACGGCACGCCGGGTAAGTCGTACCGGATTCAGTCGAAGGTCGACCTGACCACCGCGCGCAATCTGACCATCGACTTCCGAGGGGCGACGCTGATCGACGACGTGCGCGTAACTCGCCCTGATATGTCGGGCCGAGGTGATCATGCTTTTCTGTTGTACGGAAACAGCGGAGTTGAGGTCTGCAACCTGAACTATCAGGCTGCTGCCACGCGCGTGGTCGCGGCGCTCGACATCCCCAGCATTGCGTTCTGGATCGGCGGGCAAAACGAGGGTGGCGATCTGACGCGCTGGGCTCGTGTGCGCAACGTCGTGGCGACCACGCCAATCGTCGGGATGATGTTCGCGTCGGTGCTGGGGGAGGCTGCTGGGGTTGAGATCGAGAACATCGAGCTAACCGGCCGGTGGAGCTACGGTACGAATTTCGAGTATGGCGACGTGCCGGTGGACCCGGCCACGAACAACACGATCACGAACGGCCAGCACCCGTACAACTGTGTCGTTCGGAACTTGCGCGGCTTCGATCTGATTGATTGCCTTGGCTTCCTACGTACCGCGTCGTGCTACTCGGTGAAATTCGAGAACTGCCAGGGGTCAAACGTCCGCAACTTCTTCTATGGCTACGTCGGCGACCGCAACATCAGCAGGTTCTCTCAGAACGTCATCATCGAGAACTGCAAGACGAAGGGCGAGAGCGCCGCGTTTCTCGCCGCCAGCAACTACGACGTGCAAATCATTTCCGTCAACGAGGACGGCAGCACTGGCGTGCCGCTGCCGGCTTGGACGAACTACCGGCACATGTTCCGGTTCGTGAACTGCGAATTCCAGTCCGGCACCGGCCTGGACAGCGCCTCTGTCCGGTTCTTCGGAAACAAGGGGAAGGTGGTATTCGATCAGTGCATCTTCCGTGACTCGTACTTCGGCCTGAGAGCTGAGCCGTCAGCGAATCCAGACTACACGTCCTCGGACGCGCTGACGTTCCGCGACTGCCTGTTCGTGAACAACTACCAGCACGTTCACTCACTGACTTGTGAGGGGGTCGTGTTCAACAACACCCGGTTCGAGGATCAGAACACCGCATCCACGCTGGTCCCGGTTCGTCTGCAGAACTCGAACCGCCCAGTATTCAACTTTTGCCAGTTCACAGGGAAGGCCACCGGGGCGCCGCAGTACCACGTTGAACTGGTCGGCTGCGCGCGCCCGATGTTCAGTGGCAACCGATTCACGCTCGCCTCGATCGCCCACTACGCGATCACGTCCGACCTCCCCATGTATGCGGGCGTGCCCAACGACTCAAACGGCCTGCTGACGGCGAACACGCTGACCACATACGGGATCGTCGGCGAGAACCGCTCAATGACACGCGACCTGAGCGGGCTGGTGGGCGGTGCGCTGACCTTCGAGCGCGGCAACCACTACGCGAACAGCACGACGGAAACGGTTGGCCGATTCCAAGGCGGCCAGATTGGTGACGAGATGGTATTTCGCGCAGATGGTGGTGGATCGAACTGCACCTTCCAGCATGTATTCGCGGGCGTCCCGACGCTGGAGCGCCTCATCAACAAGTCGGGCGTCAACGACACAGTGACCGGGGCGAACTGGTCGCGCCGTTACATGAAGTTTAACGACGGCTGGCGAGAGCTTTGATGGACTTCGACCCCGAACACCTCGCCAAGTCGACGCAATGAACCCCCAGCAGTACGCCGACATCGGCATCGTAGCGCTAGCCGTTGCGCTGTCGTCCCATATGTTCGGGCCGACAGCCGCTGCGCTGATCGGGCCTTACATCGTCATCCTCCTCGCGAGCACGATAGGAGCATCATTTGCCCTCGCGCGGCGTAAGAAAGCATCCCGCTTCGGGGGGGTGTTCTTCTTCCTCCGCGTGAACGGACTTGCTGTTCTACTTACGGTTGCACTGTCAGCGATGCTTGCGGACTATCACGCAAGCCTGACGGTGAAATCGACACTCGCCCCCATTGCATTTGCTGTCGGCATCGTCGGCGACGAATGGCCCAGCGTCTTCCGCTGGATCGGTTCCAAGATCAACGCGGCTGTCGATCTGTTCATCAAGATCAGAGGCGGTGGAAGCAATGATTAACGCGTACCTGTTGTTCGCACTCGCGAACTTTGTTCTGTGCATGCTTGCGATATTCATGTGCCTCTGTCGCCTGAACTCGATGGACGGACGGGTGATCTACCGCGTTCGGAGCGAATACACGGTATACCTTGCATGCGCGCTCGTCAGCGCGCTTCAGCCGTTGTATGGCGAGTGGCCCAGGTGGGGCTCGATCGCGATGGCTGGCTCACTGGTGTTCGGCCTGTTCATGAGCGCCAAAGCTTGGCAGCACGGCCCGCCGGACATCACGACAGGACACGGCCAATTGGGGGACTGAATGGAACTCAGCGAAGCGAATGACGTAATCACCCAGGCGCTTCGCCTGCTCCCCGGCGTGCTCGACAAGCCCGAGGCCCGCGTCATGCTGCTGGCAATAGGCCTGCAGGAATCCCGGTTCAAGCATCGGTTCCAGATCATCGACGGCGGCGGCTTCGGGCCGGCCCGTGGTTACTGGCAGTTCGAGCGCGGTTCCAAGCTGACGCGCGGCGGCGTGTGGGGGGTGTACCTACATCGCGCATCGTCCGAGCCACTGCGGCTGCTGTGTCGCGCGCGCGACTGCCAGTTCGACCCGGCCGTGGTCTGGTCGCAGCTCTCGCAGGACGATGTGCTTGCGGCTGGCGTTGCCCGGCTGCTGCTGCTGACTGACCCACATCCGCTGCCCGCACTGGGTGACGTCGAAGGCGCCTGGAAGTGCTACGCGCTCCGCACCTGGCGCCCAGGCAAGCCGCACCGCAAGACGTGGAACGAGTTCTATGCGCGGGCGCTCGAGGAGGTGACGGGATGATCCTCGCAGCCCTGAGCCGCTATGCCATGCCGGCGCTCGTCGCTGGTGTCGTGCTGTCCGGCATCGTGGCTGGCGTGCAGACCGTCAGGCTCGGCAATGCCCGGGCGACGCTGGCTGAGACAGTGGCGGTTCACGCCCGCGCGATTGCAGAACACCAGCGCGTCGCACGCGAAGCCGCTGACAGCCGGGCCGCACTACAGGCCGAGCACGCCGCTGCGCAACAACAGAAGGACGAGGACTATGCGAAACGTATCGCTGCGCTCGATGGCGCTCGCCGGGCTGATGCCGCTGCTGCTGGCCGCCTGCGCGACAAACTCGCAGCCTACACCTCCGGTCGTAGTCGAGCCGGTGAAACTGACGCCACTGCCTGCGAGCGTGCGCGAGATCGACTCCCGGTCGTCGGAGGCTTACTTGCAGAAGGCGTCGAGCTGGAGGCAGAAAGTCGAGCGGTTATTCTCCGACGAGACGCCGAAGTGACGCGGCTGCTCGAGCAGATCCAGGCAGACAGGAAAGCGTGCGGCGGATAACGTACTGCACGTTAGCGTGAATTCCTACACGGAATCATGCGTCCAAGGTGGAAAATTTCGGCATGGCCGCGTTCTTCACCTTCATCACTGCTGCGGCGACGATCGTAGTGATGTACTACTTTTGGACGCAAATCATGGCAGCACTCGACAACCTGAAACGCGAAGTTCAAGAACAGGGCACCGTCATCGCTTCGGCTATGTCCCTGATCGCCCTGCTCAAGCGCAAGATCGACGAAGCCCTGGCCGGCGGCAATGCCGAAGAATCCCTGCAGGCTCTGGCCGATGAGCTCGACGCACGCCAGCAGGAACTCGCGCAAGCCGTGGCGGCGAACACGCCGGCCGAAGGCGAAACCCCGGATCAGCCGGGAGCCGGCGACGGCACCACGCCGACCGACCCGACCCAGCCCGGACAGCCAGAAGATCCGAACCGCCCGATCTGAATCACAGGCCGCCCAGGTCGAAGATTGACCGGGCGACACCGGCCGGCGGGGTAAACCCGCTGGCTTTCGTGATGATCACGCGCCGCTCCTCGCCTCGAGCGATGCGCGGCTTCGGATCTGGTTTCGGCTTGGCGACGCGAGGCGGACGCGGCGGGCGAGGTTCCTTGCGCGGCTTCGGCTTGACCGGCTTCGTGATGAACCGCGCGACCTTGAGCGGGCGAGGAACATCAGGGATGCCGAACAGCTCGCCCGGTTGCCACGTCCAGACAGGCATCCTCGGGCCTCGTGCGCCGGTTTCTTTGCAGTCGCTGAACCGCCATTCGGCGATGTAGATCAGGCCGGCCTCGTGCAGGTACTGCGTATAAACCCGCGCAGTTTCCTTCGCGCAGCCGACCGACTTGTAAATGTCGACGTTCGTCATTGGCCGCTGGTGCAGCGCGGCGATCGTCTTCATGATGTGCTTGATGCTTCCGATTGCCATGATGGTTCTCCGTTATGGTTTCTCTGCGCGCCACTTGCACCCCTCGCACTTCGGGTCGGCCTGCCCGAGCTTGGTGTGGGTGTACTGGCAGTCCTTGGTCATCGGGTCGACGGTCAGGACTAGCCGCTGCGTACCCAGGGGGTTCCAGCCTTCTTGAACGTTGCGCCACTTGCGCAACGGCTTGCGGTTGTGGCATCCGTAGGTCATGCCAGGGCCTCCAACGCTTGCCACGCGAATTCGACCACAGGACTGATGTACCGGCCGCGCGTGATGCCGTCCGGGTTCGTCTTGCGCATGGTGCTATAGCCCTTGGATTCGGCCCACTGCTCGAAGCGTTCGCGCATCACTTGCCCTCCTGCTTGCGGGCCGCGTCGACAAACTCTTTTAGCGTGTCGTACTTGGAGCCAAGGAACTCCGCGAGGGCCTGCGAACCTTGTTCTTCGATGTACTGCCACCGCTCGGCGTCCTCGTTCGGCGCAAGGCGGGCGGCGCGCTCCATGAAGTTGTCGCGGTACATCCACCGCGTGACAACTCGCGCAACTTCGGTCCCGACTTCGCCATCACCTTCCGGGTCGAAATAGTGAAAGTCAGATGCCGGGATGTCATGCACTTGCACGCCTCCGAAGTCATGCCCTTCCGTGCAGGCGATCACTCGAATTGAGTTGTTGTCGGTCCAGTCAGGCGAGCGGCCAGTGATCCATCCAGGCGCGGCCACTGCCTGCCGAACCACATGCCGCGCGTCGGGTGCTGAAATGCCGGCATGGTCGTAGCTGTCGCCGCACTGCGTCAGGCACGCGCAGCCGTTGCCGCACTCAGGCTCGCGCTCGCTGGCGTCCTCGGCCGCATAAGCTGCCTGCCGTTGCGCAGCGAGGACAACGAAACGGGAGGACACTCCCTTGCGGAACGTGCCGTTGCCGACCTTCGCGTCAGCGTCCAGCAGCGGCCATTCCGGCTCGGGCTTGCTGGCGGGTTGTGGGGCTGCGACGAGCATGGCGCGGTAGATCGATCCTGCGTTGTCCTGATCTGCGAGCGTGTCGCCGTTGCAGGCCACTCTGGCGGCATCGAAGAAGGCTTCCCCGCCGCGAATGAGCATGTCATCGGCCGGCTCCAACGGCACGACCACGACCCCGGCCGGCACCTCACGCGCCTGCCAAGCCAGCCAGCCGGCCTGCGTGTTCAGCGCCCGGTACTCGCCCGTCTCTCCCTTGTGCAGAAGGGACCAGCCCTTGCTGCGGGCGAACTGCTCGAAGGCGGGGGTCATCGCTGCTCCCCGGTGATGCGGGCGGCAAAGTTCACCAGCGCGTCTTGAAGGTCCGCATTCATCATCTGAGACAGGCGGATAACCCCGTCTTCCACTGCCCACGTCAGCAGCGTCTCGGCCGAAGGCAGCGGCTCACGATTGCCCGTAGTGGGGGCGGCAACCAGCTTCATAGCGTCGGCGGGCAAGCTCGGGTCCACAACCACCTTGAACCCTGCGAAGGTCTGCGCCTGGGTGGCCGCTGTGAGCATGGCACCCATGAGTTCGTCAGGGTTGAGTCCGTGTTGGTGGTACGCCTCTACGCAGGCTCGTCGTTGCTCATCCGTCAGCACCAGACCGGAGCCCGTCGCCTGTTGCGCAGAGGGTGGGGCTGCGTTGAGGGCGGCGCGGGCCATGTCGGCGAACGTCGACCAGTAGCTCGCCGGGTTTAGCGTCACGCCGTGGTCTGGCTCGGCCTTGGCCCAGGCGGCTTGCAGCACGCGCGCCATGTCATCTACCTTCAGCCCATGCTCCCCGCTGCCCTGCCGCGCCTCGGCCATCGCTTGCAGTTGGTCGATGGTGGTGTCGAGCAGCTCTAGCTTCGATTGGTATCCAAAGCCGTGGGCGTACTCGCGGGCCTGCTGCTTCGCCTTGTCCGCCAGTTCTTTCGGTGTGTTCATTGGGTGTCCTTTTGCATGGCTGCGTCGATGGTTTCGTCACAGTCGGCACTGCCCGCAATGCCATTGGGCATGCGAAAGCAAAGCGCGGTGAATCCGTTCTCGTTCCAGTCGAAGTCGATGCCGACCAGTCGCGCTCGCAGCCAGCGATACCGCTGCGCATCCGTCAGCTCGTCGGCGGCAGAGGCCACCGGCTCGGTGTAGAGCGCACGGATGGGCCAAGAGCCTTCGGCTACCGTGTTTTCGTAGTGCCGCTCATCCATGAACGGATACCACTTCCCTTCCCGATCCTGATACTGGTACGCCACCGGCTCGGCTTGCCGTTGCGTGGCGAGGGCGGTCGGCTTGTACCCAAGGTGTGCCCGCAGGCGCGCAAGGCCCTCCTGATCCATATGGCCGGCATTCACGATGTCGGAAACGATGTCCAGAAGTTCGTTGTATTCGCTCGCTTCGTTGCTCATGTCTTCTCCTGATAAGCCGCCAGGGCGGCGACAGATTCACGGTGCAAGTTGCTGCTCTTGAGGTCGCTCGGTGCGACGTTGCTGTTCATGTCATCCATGCTCACGTCGCAAGCAACGTATCGTTCCAACAGGGCGGCCAACTGCTTCACCAGGGCCTCTCGGGATTCGAGGTGGGCGCGGAGGGACTGCAAAGCACGTCCATAAGCACCCGACAAGAATTGCTCTGCTGTTGCTGTTTCGGTGGTGGCAACCACCAGATCCATCGCCTTGTCAACGAACTTGCTCATGCGACCTCCGGGAAGAGTTGCCGGGAACAGTGGTCGCACCATGCGATATGCACGTCAACCGGGACGTGGTATTGAGTGACATCCCACATGCGCTCCTTCACTACGCTGGTCTCGACCAAGCCCCGTTCGATGAGCTTCGCAACCGTTCGCTTGCTGGGCTGCACTCGGCCTGCCTTGGCGTCATCGAGGATCCAGCCGCCGAACGTCAACAGTTCTTCCTGTCGTGGCGTCAACCGGGAGAAGTCGTATCGTTCCCGCTTCTCGTTGCTCATCAGGTTCTCTCCGTAGTGGTGGCGGTGCGAGCCGGGCCGCTCCGATACACCGGCGCAATCTGCCGCTCGGCGTACGCAGCAACGTCGTCCATCATTTCGGTCGGGGTTTCGACGCGAGCGAGGCGTGCGGCGCGTGCCTGGCGCATGGCGGTCGTAAGCCCAGCATTCGCCGGGGTCCACGGCTCCGTGCCTGGCGCTGCATCGCGCATCAGGCCGTCGCGCGTTCCGACTGCCGCGCCGCACTCGGTACACAGATGGCGGCGGTACACGATGCCGCTCTTGAGGCGCCGGCACTCCAGCGCCTTTCCGGGGATGTGTGCGCAGGCCATGTCAGAACTCCTGTGCGTCGAGCTTCATCTGCTCGATCGCTTCGTCGGCCGCAATCTCGGCCAGATCGTCGGCGTACGTGTCGGCGTAGCACTTCGCTGCAGCCTGCTCGAACTTCGCCAGGTAGCGCAGGCGGTTCTCGGGGAACTCGCACTGGCATGACAGAATCAGTTCGCGCATCACGTTTTCGTCAGTCAGGCACCATTCCATGACGGTGCGGAAGTCCTCGAACGTCTCGACGAACTTGCCCTTGCTGCTCATCGTGGCGCAGGGCAGCTTCACCGCATCGCCCGACAGGCCCAGCTTGAACAGCTCTTGCAGACCGGAGTGCAGCTTGGCGCGCTTGTCCGCGACGATCTCGTCACGGGACAGCGCCGCTTCCTCTGCGCGCTCGTAATGTTGGGGGATGTAGGCCATGTCCGTTCCTTGGTGTGTTGCGATGACTGCATCATACAACGATTCAATCACCGCAACACATACCCGATACGAAAGATCGGGAATTACTTCACGGCCCGGCGTCAGATCGGGCTTTCGTCCTCTTGCTCGGGCTCGGCATCAGATGCCGGCATGTCGATTACGCCGTCCTCGTCAGGCGCAGGCGCTGCCTCGGCGATCTTCGACAGGCGGCTCGGTCGCTTGCTGCCGGCAGGGGCTGTGGGCGCCTCCTGGGCGGGCGCCGCGGGCTGCTCGGTGGGCGGCATGAACAGCTCGTCGTCCTCGTGGAGCGCGCCGTCGAGGTCCGTGCTCATTGGGAGGCGCTTCGCGTGCCGGCGGACGACAGTCTTCTTCGCCATTTCGGAGTAGTCCGTTTTCCACGGGCCGCCATTGCCGGAGCGGCTGCGCTTGCGGATCGCCTCGATCTCGTCGACGTTCATGAACTCGCGCGACTTCTCGCCATCCTTCAGCGTGACGATCGAGTACGCGCCGACCAGCGCGCCGCGATCACGCATCGCCGGTTTGTGCACGATGCGCTCGCTGTCGCCCAGTTCGTAATCGAACGAGTCGTTCTCGAACACGGCTTGAACGGACCAGGTGCTGATCTCGCCCGAGTTGCGAACGAGTTTCATAATCCCGGCCACCATCGGCATGAACTGCGCCTGGTTGCCAAACGACACGATCGCCCCCTCGCGCCCGTCCGGCAGCAGCCCGACCTGTGCGGCCCGAGTGCAGGCCATGAACAGCGTGCGCCGATCAGACTTGAGCAGGTCCGGGTTCGATTGCAGGCTCGTCATCACGACCCGCTGGAACTTCTCCACGCTGACATGCGGCGGAAGGGCTTTCTTGAACTCCGGCGTCATCTTGGTGAGGGCGCCTCGGACTTCGTCAATTACTGCGATTTGGGACATGTGGGTTCTTTCAGAGTTTGCTGATCGTGCAAGCGATCGCGAGGGTGGTGATCACGTAGGTGGCGAACACGGACGTGTTCGGCGCGACGAGCAGCGCAGTCGATGCGAGCCACATGGCGCTGAGAACGATGGATTGAGGGGTGGTCATGTTTGCTTTCGTGTTGCCGGGGCTCACGCGCGCCCGGCTGGCGCTTTTTTGCTTCTGGCGTCTTGCGCCTGCTGCTTCGAGCATGTCCGGCATCGCCGATACCCTGTTCCGAGGTACGTGTTTTCCTCGTTCAGCTCGTGACCACTCTTGCAATGCGTTCTGCCAGCGAATGGGCCGCGCCGCTTCTTGTGCATGTCGTCCATGTTTTCTTGTTGCGTGCCAAGGAACAGATGGTGCGGAGCCACACATGCCGGGGTGTCGCATGAGTGAAGCACGTGACGCCCCGCCCTTTCCTCTCGCCGAAACAGATCCCACGAGACATGCGTCGCTCGCGCGATTCCCCGTTGCCTTGTGAGCCGAATTTTCCCGTAGCCGTCTTGATTGACGCAGCCGGTCCATAGCCAACAGCCCGTAAGGGCTTCCGGCGAAACCTTCTCATTGAATCGCTCGATCAGTGGTCTGCTCTTCATCTCTTCCCCTTCACCGCTGTGATGCGCATGCTTCTGAAGCCGGCCCTCTTTCCGACAAGCTGACCAACCATTTCCGGGGTGATGGTGGTCCCGGGGCTCTCAGCGACCATCGACGCCGAGATCTTCCAGCCTTGACCCAGCACCGCCTCGGCGTCACCGATCTTCTCGAACAGGCGTGCTTTGCAGACCTTCGCGGTTTCATCGGCCTCGTCGGCGGCGAACTTCGCTTGCTTGTACTCGGCCACCAGCGCAGCGATATCGGCGTCGCTCGACGCGTCGAGGATCTTCCCCGGCTTCGCGTACTGGTTCATGCGAATCACGGCTTCGGCGTCTGCCGGCATCACGGGCGCCGGCTCGTTGCCTTGGTCGACGTCGCGCCAGAACTGGCGGATGCGTGCGCGCAGGGCGGCGATCACTGCCTCGTCGCGCGGGCGCTCGATCACGACCTCGCGATTGCCACCGATCAGCGCGCCGATGAACGACCGGCCGAAGCCTGAGACGAGCATCTGATGCTGCACCTGCACCTCGATGTGCGTCGGCGCCTGGACATCGTCGTCCTCGACCAGCCAGCCATCGCGGTACGCCAGGTAATCGACGTTCTTGATTTCCAGGTGCGCCGGCCCGTCCGGGTGGTTCAGGATCATGAAGTCAAACGACGACCCGATGCGCTCGTCCGGCAGGCGCATGTATTCTTTCATCGGGCGGATCTGCCAGCCGCGTTCCTCGGCGATGCCGGCGGCGATCGCGGCCTCGAGCCGGTTCCCCCACTTCATGCGGTCGTTCGACTGGAATGCCGCCGCCTCGCCCGAGCGCTTGCGGTGGTACAGCTCGAACTGCGTGACGTACGGCGACTCGCCGAACAGCGCCGCCGATTCCGTGCTGGTCACGTCGCGCTGGCGCAGCGACAGCCACTGCTCCTGATTCTCGGTGTGGATAACTTCGGTGGTCATTGTGGATATCTCGGTTTGCAGGCGACGTCGTACAGGCCGGCGGCGAGGTTTGCGTTAAGCGCGGTATCGCGCAGGCGGGTGATTTCGCCGGCCAGCCACACGGTGACCGCCAGCAGCTCGTCGTGATCCAGATCCTCGAGATCCTGGCCGAACACGCGAACCCCTGACGGCCCTGTCAGGCGCCACTCGTCGGGGATCATCGTGCGGCTCCCAGCAGCGGAATACACAGCGTCGCCAGGAATGCAACCATGACGATTGCTGCGACAGCCCACAGATCCGACCGCGACGGCATGCTGTGACAGTGGCACGGCTTGCGGCCCTGGTCGCATGCGCAAAACTGCTGGTCACTCAGCGTGAACGCGGCTTCGCGTTCGTTACGTGGCTCGCGCATGGTCAGCCCCTCCAGGCGAACAGGACGCCCAGCGTCGCGCCGATGGCGACAGCGAGGGCAATGTCCAGCCAGCGCGGCGCATGCCGGTGCTGGCGCTCGAAGCGCTGGACAGCGGCGCCGTATTCGGCCGACGTCTGATACCAGCGCGGGGTGCGGGTGTTGGGGCGGGTGAGGAAGTCGGGGTTAGACATGGGGTTCTCCGTTATACGGTTGCCACCGGAATGCACTGCGCCACCTTGATCGCGGCCTTCAGCGACTCGACCAGGACACCAGCCTCTGCCGGCGTCATCGAGAACGAGAGCGACAGCGAGCCGCTGTGCTGCGACAGCGTGACGAGTTCGCAGCGCTCTGCGGTCTGCAGCTCGATGCGATTCGCCAGCACCTCGAGCCGATTCGACCTGGTGAAGTTGTATACATAGCCAACGGTTTCCATGCTGCTTTCCTTCCGTGTTCGTGTTGCGATGATTGCAATTGTGGAGCATTCAGCCGCCGAACGCAACACCTATTTTTCGTCTGCGCTGTTTGCAACGTGTTGCGAAGAACCGTACAATCGGGCCGACTCAACTACCGGCCATAGGCATGGAAAACCCGAAGACCCCGCCCGGCAGTACGCCGGCAGACAAAGCGATTGCCGCCTTCGGTGGCGTTCGCGCAACGGCGCGCGCTGCGAAGCGCAACGGCTCCAGCGTCTCGCGCTGGCGCAAGCCGATCGAAGAAGGCGGCACCGGCGGGCGCGTGCCCAGCTCGGTGCAGGAAACTCTGCTGCTCGAGGCCCGCAAGCGCGGGATCGACCTGACGGCCGAGGATCTGATCGTTCGTACATCAACCGACTAGCGGCCTCACGGCCCCGGGGAACATCATGGACATTCGAGACGAAGAAGGCGACGGCCTGGGACTTGGCCGAGCGCTCGTATATTTGGTGCCGATCTCACTCGGCTTCTGGCTCGGCGTCATCTGGTACTTCATGAAATGAACGACGAACGAAACAACCCAGCCGAACCTGGTTGGCGCCATGTCGGCGCCGGGTCGCTGGTTACGCGCCTGTGCTTCGGGTGCCAAACGCCACGGCTGACGCTGGGCGGCAAAGGAATTGGGGTGCGCTGGCGGTGCCGGGCGTGTCATGAGAAGAAGGCCGAACGTGCAGCTGCGACCCAGGCAAGTTAAAGCCATCGCGGACATTGCATCCGCGTATCAATCTGGTTTCACTGCACCAGTGCTGGTCAGCCCAACCGGCAGCGGCAAGACATTCACGTCTACGCACATCATCCGCCGCGCTCTAGCCAAAGGCAAACGCGTCTGGTTCATCGCCCACCTGAAAGAAATCCTCCAGGCCACGTCGCGCGCGCTGCTGCGTGAGCGCATCCCGCACGGGTGGATCGCTGCAGGCCAGCTTGGCGATCGCCGGCAGGCGGTACAGGTCGCGATGGTGCAAACCCTAGTGCGCCGGCTCGAACGGTTCCAGCCGCCCGACCTGATGATCGTGGATGAGGCGCACCTGGCGGTCGCGAACACGTATCAGGAGATTTTCAAGTGGGCGAAGGCTGGTCCGAAATACTACGAGCCAGGGGGCTGCAAGCTGCTGCACCTGACGGCCAGCCCGCAGCGGCTCGACGGGCGCGGCCTGGGCGAGATCGCGGACACGCTGATTCCGACGTGCTCCACTCAGGATCTGATAGATGAGGGCTTGCTGGCGCCGATCCGCTACTACGCCCCGACCGGCGTGGATCTGTCGTCCGTCAGCACACGCGGCGGCGAGTACGCGCAAGACGAGCTCGCGGCGCTGATGGACAAGCCGAAGATCACCGGCAGTGCCGTGAACGAATACCGCAAGGTCGCCCACGGCCGGCCCGCAGTCGCGTTCTGCGTGTCCATCGTCCACGCCCAGCACGTAGCCGAGCAGTTCCGCGCTGCGGGGTATCGAGCGGTTGCGATCTCCGGCGAGTCGGACCCGGTCGAGCGGGACGCTGCGCTGCAGGGCCTGCAGAACGGGCAGCTTGACGTCGTCTGCAACTGCGCGCTGTGGGTTGCTGGCGTGGATGCGCCTGCGGTTGCCTGCATCATCATGCTCGCGCCGACAAAGTCGATTGTCAAATACCTGCAGTCCATCGGGCGCGGGTTGCGCACGCATCCAGGCAAGGATTGCTGCGTGGTGCTGGATCACGCCGGAAATCTGGCGCAGTTCGGGCCTCCCGCGATCGAGCGCGAGTGGTCGCTTGACGCCACGGCGAAGAAGAAATCGGCGCAGAAATCCGAGGTGCCTGTGAAGCAGTGCCCGGCGTGTTTCGCAACCGTGTTCTCGGCGGCGACACACTGCTCCTGCGGGCACGAGTTCCAGGTACAGGCGCGCGTGATCGAGGAGGTCGACGGCGACCTGGCAGAAGTCGACATGAAGGCCGTAGCGAAGGCGAAGCGGCAGGAGCAGGGGCGCGCGCAGACCGAGGAGGATCTGATCACGATCGCTCGAGGTCGAGGCATCCGGCGGCCCGAGCTGTGGGCGCGGCACGTACTGCGCGGGCGCGTCGAAAAAGAACGTCGCGAGGCGTTGCGCATCGAAGCTTTGCTGCGATAATCGCATCATGAGCCAGTGCGAATGCAGGCGGGGTCGATCGGTCACATTGCTGACGGGCGAATCGGTGTGCACGTACTGCCCTCAGTGGAGGGCCGAGTGCCTGAAGCGTGACCAGTCGGCGCGCGTGGTGCTCGGTATCGGGTCGGTAGCCAGGCGACGCGCCTGGATCGACGACTACGGGGCGCAGTTCGGGCCTGAAGCCCAGCGCCGTTTAGAAACTGTCGTGCGTTCGCTGTGGGCGGCGCGCGGGGAATAGGGGAAGTTTATGTTCGTGAATGGTCGTGCATATCCTGGTGGGCCGCGCTTCGTCGACTCGCTGGCCGGCGCCTGCGGCTCATGCGAAACCGACTGCGGCGCGTGCAACGTCGAGCGATCGGCGAATCACATGCGGCGGGCGGATGACTGGCCGAAGATTGAGGATCCGGCAGTGGGCCCGGCCGCCATCGTCGCGGACACCGTCGAGCAGTGGCTGAACGGCGAGCCGCCCACCGTCACGCGCGCCCAGGACATCCTCACCGCTGCTGGCGGCCACATGCAGGCGCGCGCTGCCACGTACGACAGCCAGGACGGCGAGCGCAGCATGGGCGATACCGTCACCGCGTTCAACGCGATCACCGGCCGCGCGCTCACCGAGTCTGAAGGCTGGCTGATGATGGCGCTCCTGAAGATGGTGCGCAGCCAGCAGCGAGACGAGCCGCACCGGGATTCGCTCGAGGATCTGGTGGCTTACGGGGCGTTGTTCGCCGAGGCTCGGATCGCGGGGCGCTGATATGAAAGAAGCCGACCTGATGCGCCTCTTGATGGTCGAGGCGTCCAAGCTGGGCGCCCGACTGTTCCGCAACAACGTCGGCACCGGTCTCGTCGTCCGGGGCTCAAGCCCGCAGCACCGGGAGGCGATCCTGAAAGCCTGCCAGGCCACAGCGGAGCGCCTGGGCGGGTCGGCGGCCCGGATCAACTTCGGGCTCGTCGAGGGCAGCGGGGACTGCATCGGGTGGCGTCCTCGCGTCATCACACAAGCCGACGTCGGGACGACGATCGCTCAGTTCGCCAGCGCCGAAGTCAAGACGGCTAAGGGCCGCTCGTCGCCGACACAAGTTCGCTGGCGGGATGCCGTGAACTCTGCCGGCGGCGCGGCAACCGAGGTCCGCTCCGTCGAGGACATGGCGCAATTCCTGCGCTCGTAGGAATTTTCTGTCACCGGTGGTGCGCTCATCGCATCACCGCGCTATACTGATCCGACGCGCCTATCTCGGGCGCGCAACGAAAGGACAGTGATGGCGTACGACAACACGAACAGCGGGATCATCAAGCGCAACGACAAGAAGCGCGAGGGCAAGAAAGACCCGGACTACAACGGCTCCATCGACGTGGAGGGCGTCGAATACTGGGTGGCCGCCTGGATCAACGAAGGACGCCCGGGCAGCAAGCTCGAAGGTCAGAAGTATTTCAGCGTGAAGCTGACCAAGAAGGACGACCAGCCGGCAGCAGCGCCCGCTGCGGCTCCGAAGCCTGCGGCTAAGCCGGCGCCGACCGGGTTCCCCGACATGGACGACGACATCCCGTTCTGAGGCTGAACCATGAACGACGAAAAATTCTGGATCATCTGGAACCCGCGCGGGCACGCGCCAACGCAGCCGCACAGCAGCTACGAAAGCGCTGTAGCCGAGGCGCAACGTCTCGCCAAGGGCAATCAGGGGCACGTTTTTTACGTGCTTGAGGCGACCGAGGCATTCGAGTGCGTCTCCGTGAAGCGCACGGTCCTGCTGCATCCGATGCCGTTCTAGCCATCTCGTTACCCGGGGCCGCCGCGCCCCCACTTCGCAGCGCGGCAGGAGAAACACATGGAAATCACGAACTACGAGGGCGTGTCCTACCGGGACGACCGCCTGCGCAAAGCCGCCCGCATTGCATCCGCAATCCTCGGGCTCTCCCCCAAGCAACTCGATCGACTCGTCATGCGCGTGCATGACCACAAGGGCGAACTCACGGTCTACTGGCTCGACGAGCCGACCGACGCCGGCAAGCTCGCGTTCACCGCTGCCTGGACGGAGTGCGGCGAGCACAGCGTGCGGCACAACGCGCCTGTCGTCGCATCATGAGCGCCGACTTCAAGGGGCTTGCAGCCGAGCTGCTGCAATCGTCGGAGCGCCATGTCTCGAGCTGGCTGTCGGCCGGCAAGCGACAGGGCAAGGAATGGGTCGTCGGCAGTCTGTCGAACGAGCCCGGCACCTCGCTCTCGATCAACCTGAATAACGGACGCTGGGCCGACTTCGCATCCGGGGAAACCGGTGGCGATCTGATCGACCTGTACGCCGCAATCCACGGGATCTCGATGATCGACGCATACAAGGAACTCGGCGGCGAGGTGAACCCGCGCGCGCCGCGCCCGATGAAGCCGCGCACACCGGCGCCGGCCCCCGAGCCAACCCGCCGCGTCGTGTCGCCGGTCCCTGAGTCTGTAGCCCTGCACGACTGCGCGCACCCGAAGTTCGGCCGCCCCGTGCGTGTGTGGCAGTACATGAACGAGCACGGCGAGCTGCTGGGCTACGTCGCCCGGTATGAGCCGGCAGGCGAGCGCAAGCAGATCGTCCCTTGGACGTACGACGGCGAGCGCTGGGGCATGGGCCAGTGGCCGGAGCCGCGCCCGATGTACGGCCTGCAGCGGCTTGCCGAAAAACCCGACGCGCCGGTGCTGCTCGTGGCCGGCGAGAAAGCCGCCGACGCTGCGCACGCACTGGCCGGCAAGGTGTACGTCGCCATGACCTGGCCGGGCGGCGAGATGGCCTGGCAGAAAACCGACTTCAGCCCGATCTATGGCCGCAAGGTGCTGATCTGGCCTGACGCTGACGCGACCGGCGCGAAGTGCTCCGCTGCGCTCGGCGCGCATCTGCTCGAGCACTGTCCCGAGGTGAAAATCCTGGACGTGGCCGACCAGGCGGACGGCTGGGACGCCGCAGACTGCACGATGACCTGGCCGGAGTTCCGCGCCTGGGCGAAGCCGCGTGCTGCGGTCCTCGCACCGATTCCGGCCGCCGCTCGTCAGAAATCGCCTACACTTCAATCACACGTCAATGCGGGTAGTGATGTGGCGCCGCAGTCGGCCACTGCCTCGCCGAACAACTCCGCAAGCGCCGGCCCTGTGCACTCCTTTCCACGGGAGGCCGGCGCCGATCAAACCCCGGGGCCTGGCGCCTCGGGGGGCGAGGTGATCGCGCTGCCGGCCAAGCGCAGGCGCCCAGCGCCCGCCGATGACGTCTTCATCTTCTCGTCAACCCCACTCGAGACCGCTGCACTGTTCCAGGCGAACCTGCCTGATGATGGCAAGGTGCTGTTCTGGCGCGGCGAGTTCTACACCTGGAACGGCCACCGCTACGTGGTTCGGGACCAGGTGTACCTGCACCAGCAGCTTTACTCGTTCATGTCGTCGTGCCTGACGCACAAGACGGACCCGAAAACCGGCGATAAGGAAGTCGTCGCGTTCAGCCCGAACAAAGCTCACATCGAGAACGTCATGCACGCGCTGCGCGCCGTGTGCTTCATCGATCTGCCTGAGCCTCCGAGCTGGATCACCGCTGAGCCCGGCGACGTGCCTGCCGGCGAGATCATCGCGTTCCGTAACGGGTTCCTGCACGCGCCGACGCGCCGCATGATGCCATCCGACCCGCGCCTGTTCGTCATCTCGGCGCTCGACTTCGATTACGACGCCACGGCGCCCGCGCCGACCGAGTGGCTGCGCTTCCTGTCCGGGCTCTGGCCGGCAGACCCGGAGAGCATCGAGACGCTGGGCAGCGTGTTCGGCTACATGCTGACGGACGACACCAGCCAGCAGAAAGCGTTCATGATGATCGGGCCGCCCCGCTGCGGCAAAGGCACTATCCTGCGCGTGCTCGAGAACATGGTCGGCCAGCACAACCGGGTTAGCCCCTCGCTCGCCAGCCTGGGCACGCAGTTCGGATTGCAGCCGCTCGTGGGCAAGCGCGTCGCGATGATCTCCGACGCGCGACTGTCGGGCAAGACGGACCAGCAACCGATCGTCGAGAACATCCTGCGCATCACCGGCGAGGACAGCCTGACGGTCGACCGCAAGTTCCTGGGCTCGTGGTCCGGCAAGCTTTCCACCCGGTTCATCATGGCATCGAACGAGACGCCAGCGTTCAGCGACGCGTCCGGCGCGCTCGCAAACCGATTCGTGATGTTCAAGTTCTCGCACTCGTTCCTGGGCCACGAGGATCACGGCCTGACCGTGCGCCTCCTCAAAGAGCTCCCCGGCATCGTGCTGTGGGCACTGGACGGCCTGCAGCGCTTGCAGGCGCGCGGATACCTTGCGACCCCCGAATCAGGGCGCGAGCTGGCCGACGAGATGCGCGAGCAGGCGAGCCCGATTGCGGCCTTCGTGGCCGAGAAGTGCGTCGTCCATCCCGATGCGGCGGTCGACCGAAACGACCTGTTCGCGGTCTGGAAGACGTGGTGCCAGGCTCAGGGGATGGAGCATCCGGGAACGATGATCACGTTCGGGCGTCGCCTTTCGGCCGCGTTCCCGGGCATCGGGCGCAGCCAGCCGCGCGACGGTGGCACAAGGTTGAACCTGTACTCCGGTGTGAGGCTTCAGCGTGTGACGGAGCAGTTCGATTGATGGCACAGGCTATTGCCTGTGCTGGTGCAGGATTGGCACAACTTATGTAACAGAAAATTCTTGCGTAAGCTGTTGATTTTATTATCATTTTCTATTGGCACAACCTGGTGCAAGATAAATAGGTAGAGCTACACACACACACACACACACACATAAAGCTATTGGCCGGTCACAAATTTGCCTGCACCAGGTTGTGCCAGAGAAAAAGATGATTGAAATCATGTAGTTGCGTTGAATCATGCCGGTGCCAAGCCTGTGCCAGGCTAAAACCGAGCCAGTGCCAGTCTGATTCCGAGGGTAAACACCAGTGTTGCAATCCTCGCAGCGATGGGCTATGATTCAATCATCGCAACACGGAGCCAGACACCATGCGCTACCACCTCCCCCAACCCGAAGTCACCTACCTCGACCATGCCTTCGGATGGTTCATGTGGGACCAGGCAGTCGCCGAACTCGACTCCATCATCGCAACACGCGGCTAACCCCGCACAACCGGACAACCACCATGCGCGCTCACCTCATCGCCGCCGCCATCCTCGCAGTCACCGCGCTGCCGGAAATCGCCCAGGCCGACACCTTCGGCGTCCACCTGTTCTCGCGGCACGAATCCGCAACGCACGAACTCACCCGCCCTGACGGCACGACCTATCGCGAGAACTACAACAACCGGAACTTCGGCGCGTACTTCATCGCCGACTCAGGCCTGACCCTGGGCGCGTACCGCAACAGCTACGGGTTCAACACGGCATACGCAGGCTGGACCTGGCAAGGCCCCACCTTCGGCCCGCTGCAGCCCGCAGTCACGACCGTGCTGGCGACCGGATACAGGCGCGTTCATGGCGTCGGGGTACTCCGCCCCATGTTGCTGCCGTCCGTGCGCCTGGAAGGCCCCGCAGGCGTCTCGCTGCGGTACTTCATCGGGCCGGCGAAGGGAGGGGTGTTTCAGCACATCGCGATTGAGCGGAGTTTCTGAGCGATCCGACCGCCCGAATCACGCGCACACCACCCGCACCCCTGCTATCATCGCAACACGGAACCACAACCATGTCCACCCACGCCTACTTCCTCCTCGTCGACTCGCTCGGCTTCCTGCTGACGATCGTTGCCCCGGCTGCGTACTTCCTGTGGCAGGATCGCACCCCGCGCCGCCGCTGATGGGAGTACGCTGTGGATATCCTGTGCATCGTCATCGGGTATCTGGCTGGACTTGCCGCAGAGTGGCTTGACCTCTGAAAATCGAAAATAGGGACAGATGGAAAACGCAACACCACCCCGCAAAAGGGGGCGCCCGCCAGGCCAACCCCGCACGGGTGGGCGGCAGAAAGGCACGCCGAACAAACTCTCGACGCAGTTGAAGGAGACGATCCTTCAGGCCCTGCACGAAGAGGGCGGCGTGACCTATCTGCGTCGCCAGGCGAACGAGAACCCGGCCACGTTCATGTCCCTCATCGGTAAAGTCCTCCCCATGACCGTGCAGCACTCCGGTGACGGCGGCGGGCCTATCGTGATCGTGACCGGCATCAGCACGGATACCGACCCCGATGGCGACCAGGCAGATTGACCTCGGCTATAAGCCGCGCGCCTGGCAACGACAAGTCCACGCAAAGCGCGAGCGGTTCACGGTAGTCGCTGTGCACCGGCGCGGCGGCAAGTCCGAAGTCGCGATCATGGAGCTGATCAACGCGGCGCTCAACTTCAAACAGGACTTGGGCCTGTTTTTCTACGTTGCACCGCTGCTGAAACAGGCTAAGGTGATCGCGTGGCAGCGCCTGAAGCAGCGCTGCGATCCGCTGATGGCGGCTAATCTCGTCGAGGTGAACGAGTCCGAGCTGTACCTGCGCTTCAAGCACAACGGCTCGATGATCAGGATCTATGGCGCAGATAACCCCCAGGCTATGCGGGGCGTGCGCCTTGATGGCGTGGTCGTCGACGAGGTTGCACAAATCCGCCCCGAAACCTGGGAAGACATCCTGCAGCCGGCCCTGTCTGACCGCAAGGGCTGGGCGCTGTTCATCGGCACACCGAACGGCCTGAACCTGTTCTCGGACCTGTTCTTCAGGGCGCTCGACGGGCGGGCCGACTGGCACGCGGCACGGTTCACGGTGTACGACACGAACGCGCTGGATGCTGGTGAAGTGGCGCGCATCCGCGCTGACTCGTCTGAGCAGTCGTTCGCACGCGAGATGCTGTGCGACTTCAGCGCATCGGGCGATGACCAGCTCCTGAGCCTGGCCGAGATTGAGGATGCGTGCCGGCGCACGATCGAGGACGGTGATGTGCGCCATGCGCCGCTGGTGCTGGGCGTCGACCCGGCCCGCTTCGGCAGCGACCGCAGCACGATCGTCCCCCGCCAGGGGCTCAAGATGCTCAAGCCGCGCATCTACCGTGGCATCGACAACATGGAGCTCGCCGCGCGTGTAGCCGAGGCCATGGACGAGATGAGCCCGGCTGGCGTGTTCATCGACGCCGGCAACGGCTCGGGCGTGATCGATCGGCTGCGGCAGCTCGGGCACCGGGTGAGTGAGATCAACTTTGGCGGGCAGTCCGGCAACCAGCACTATGCGAACAAGCGGGCCGAGATGTGGTTCAAGCTGCGCGATTGGGTTCGGGCGGGCGGATGCCTGTGGAATGACCTGGCGCTGAAGCAAGACCTCGCGGCACCCACGTACAGCTACAATGCCGCCAACAAGCTGATCCTCGAGTCGAAGGATGACATCAAGAAGCGCGGGCTTCCGTCTCCTGACCTCGGGGATGGGCTTGCGCTCACGTTCGCCATGCCGGTCCGCTCGCGTCCGGTTGACGCGCACCAGGCTGTCACCGACTACCAGATTTTCTAGGGGAACCCACATGGGCGCACTGTTCAGCAAACCGAAGGCACCGGCACCTTTGCCCGAGGCCCCGAAGATCAACCAGGAAATCCTCGACCGCTCGTCGGCCGATGCGATGCGCCGCCGCGCTGGCTCGGCTGCGAACATCCTGACCGGTGGCGTCACCGGTGGCGGCGGCCTGTCGGGCAGCGTCGCTGTGAAGAAGCTGCTGGGCCAATGAAATGGCGCTCGACCTCATCGGGACGCGAGTAGGACGCTTGACGGTCGTTGATAAGGTCGAGATGACCAGAAGCGGCGCGCGCTGGCGTTGCAATTGCGACTGCGGAGGGTCTGTCATCAAGCTGACAACGGAACTCCGTCGAGGTGGGTCTGCCATCGCTGGATGCAAATCCTGCGAGGCTGAGCGCAAGAGCGCGACTTCGTCGCTGCGGACCCATGGGTTGTGCGCTGGCGGCCAATCGCGTTTGTACAAGATCTGGAAAGGGATGCGCAAACGCTGCTCAAACCAGAACCATATCTCGTTTAAATACTACGGCGGCCGAGGCATCGACGTCTGTTTGGCTTGGCAGGCGTACCCGGTGTTCCACGATTGGGCGATGGATAGCGGGTATACAGACACCCTATCTATCGACCGCATAGACACCGACAAGGGCTACACGCCCAGTAACTGCCGGTGGGCCACCGCCGCGCAGCAGGCAAACAACCGCAGGCCCAGGGTGGAAAAACATGGCTAGCCGCAAAGCAACCGAACTCCTCGAGCTGCACGCTCGCATGAAAACCCAGCGGCAGCATTTCGAGCGCGTCTGGCAGGACATCGAGGACCGGATCAACCCGACCGATGTCCAGTTCAACAACGACCGCGAGCAGTTGCAGAAAGGCCGGCAGCGCACCGAGAAGGTGTTCGATGCGACGCCTGGGCTCGCGCTCGATCGGTTCAAGGCCGCGATTCACTCGCTGGTCACGCCGCGCAATCAGATGTGGTCGAAGCTCAAGGCTGTCGACAACGACCTGGCCGAAGATCCCGAGGTGAACACGTACCTCGAGGAAGTGAACCGCCGGCTGTTCGCGGCCCGCTATGCGGCGAACTTCGACAGCGAGGTGCAGGGCTGCTACCATGCGGGCGGCAAGTTCGGCTCATATGGCATGTTCGTCGGCGAGCGCCCAGGTCGGGCGCTGTTCTACCGCGCCGTGCCCATGAAGCAACTTTTCTTCGCTGAGAACGAGTACGGCGAGATCGACCTGGTTCACCGCGAGTTCAGCTGGACCGCGCGCCAGGCGGCGCAGAAGTGGGGCGACAAGCTGCCTGAGGTAGTGCGCGACGCGTCCACGCGCCGGCCCGATCAAGAGTTCAAGTTCCTGCACTGCGTGAAGCCGCGCAGCGATGCGGACGAGTCGCGCCGTGACTATCGCGGCATGGCGTTCGTCTCGTACTACGTGTGCATCGACACGAACGAGATCATCGACGAGGGCGGATTCCGGGTATTCCCGTACGCCGTTGGCCGGTACGACCTGAACCCGGGCGAGGTGTACGGGCGCTCGCCGTGCATGACGATCCTCCCGGACGTCAAGATGCTGAACGAGATGAACCGGACGACGATCCAGGCCGCTCAGCTCACCCTGCTGCCGCCGCTGCTGGCTCATCGTGACGGCATCCTCGACGCGCTGCGGCTCACGCCCGGGGCGATCAACTACGGTGGCGTCGATGACCAGGGCCGGCAGTTGGTGCAGCCGCTGAACGTTGGCGGCGACGTGCGCATCGGGCTCGAGATGATGGATCAGAAGCGGGCGATCATCAACGACGCGTTGCTGCAGACCCTGTTCCAGATCCTGGTCGACAAGCCGAACATCACGGCGACCGAGGCGATGCTTCGCGCGCAGGAGAAGGGCCAGCTCATCGGCCCGACCGGCTCGCGCATCGAGTCCGAGTTCCTGACGAAGATGCAGGAACGTGAGCTCGACATCATGTCGGCGGCAGGCCAGTTCCCCGACATGCCCGAGGTTCTGCGCGAGCGGGGCGGCATCACCGAGATCGAGTACGACAGTCCGCTGTCCCGTGCCCGTGAGGCCGAGGGCGGCGTCGCGATCCTGCGCACGTTCGAGCAGTTGGCGCCTGTCGCCCAGGTGTCCGGCCCGGGTGTGTTCAAGCGGTTCAACATGGACAAGGTCGCGAAGGAACTCGCCCGCCTGAACGGCATGCCGTCTAAGGTGCTCTACACCGACGAGGAGATGGAAGAGCTCGACGAGCAGGAAGCGCAGTCGAACCAGATGAGCCAGATGCTGCAGGCGGCGCCGATTGCGGCCAGTGCCGCGAAGGACATGGCGCAGGCGCAGGCCCTGGCAGGCGCTGCACCTGGGGGCGTGGCGCCTGACATCTTCGCTACGGGCGGGTGACATGGCGCGGATCAGGCTGCGCGAGGCATACGGGCTTGGTCGCGCCAACGGCGAAAGCCGGCTGATATCCGCGTTCTGGGGCCTGGTGTTCTGGGTCTGCCGGTACGAGCGGCTGTAACGCCTCGCCTGCACCGCCTGCAGTTCGGCGGTGCTCCTGCAGTTTTTCGCTGCTCCTGCAGCCGCGGCCTGTTGCATTCCGCGCGCCGTTCGCGCATGATGTGGTTATCGCATCATTAACGAAGGGAAGCGCGATGCACACCGAGGACAAATACAGCGCGGCGTACCGGCGAGGTCGCAAGGGTTTCTGTTCCGGCGCTCCGCTCGCCAGTTTCCGTGATCCACTGGAGGTTGCAGGCTGGCAGGACGCGCAAGCGCAGATCGAGCGCGTCTGGAGCGATCAAGTTCAGACACTCGAGGCGGCAAAAGCCGCGCTTGCTGCCAATGGTCGGCCAAAGGCGCAGTTCGACGACCCGCGGGTGCGCGCCGTCTATCGCATCTTGTGCAGCGCCGAGGCGCCCCCGGCCGATCAGCATTGGGAAGGGTGGGTCGCGCGCCGCATCGTCGATGCTATGCGCGTTGACGGCGATGAATTCGTAGAGACTGCGCTGGCTTTGGCTGATGTGTACGCCAGCACGTTCACGAAGGAAGACGGGCGCGCCGCTTATGCTGACCTCCGCTCACATCTTGAGGCATACGCTGTGGGGCGGCCATGACTGAAAATGCCGAATGGCTTATCCGGCAACTGCAGATCAGCCGGCAGTGGGGCGGGCCCAAGCCGCGCATCTCTTTCGTTCGCACAGCCAACGACATTGGCGTATGGATGTGCCGTAACGGCAACGGCTGGCCTCGCATTCAGCGTTTCGGCGAAAGCCCGGGCAGTGCATACAGGGCCTGGGCGACGGCATTGGTCCATGTGGTTTACGCGACACCCAGGATTGGAGCCCAGCATGACTAAAGACACCCACCGCACCCTGTTGATGATCCTGAAAGTCATGGCGCTTGCCATCCTGGCCGGCGGCCTAGTCGGCGGCATCCTCGGGTACTTCAATGCCGGCGCCGCATTGGCTGCGATTGCCGGGCTGGTCATCGGCCAGCTGTCGGCGATTGTTGGTGTGATGATGTGGGAGGATTCATGAAGTTCATCGCCGGCCTGCTGGTTTTCGTGTGCGGGGCCCTGTGGGGCTACCTGTGCGGCTGGACGTACGCGCATCACACGGTGTCCGTCGAATGCGATCGACTCGGCGGGTTCTATGTGGTCGACCGTGTGTTCGTCTGTGAGCGTAAGCAGTGAGCCTCTTCCTCAAATTCTGGAACCTGCGAGAGCGGTTCCGCGACGTGTTCTGGCGGCACTCGCGTAAACCCGAGGACGTGAAAACGGTGCTTGAGGATCTGCGCGAGTTCTGCCGGGCTGATGTGTCCTGCGTTGTCGTGGCGAAGGACGGGCGAATCGACACACATGCGACCGCAGTTGCTGAAGGGCGCCGCGAGGTGTACTTGCGTATAATGCAACAACTCAACCTGAGCGATGAAGTGCTCAACAAGATGAAGGAACACGAGGATGACTGACGCCGTTTCCGCACCCGCCCCGGCTGCGCCCGCTGCACCCGGCGGCACCGCTGCCGCACTGCTGACGACCGAGACCGCTGCTCCTGCCGCGCCCGCTGCCGCACAGACCGACCCCGCCGCCGCCCCTGCGCCTGCTGCCCCGCAGGCTGAAACCCTGGCGATGCCCGCGAAGGACGCGCCGCCCGAGGCATGGGAAGCGTTCTACAACAAGCTCGGCCGCCCCGAGACGCCGGACGCGTACCAGCTCACGCCGCCCGAAGGCGCTGACGATTCGTTCGTCAAGGCCGTGGCGCCGCTGCTGCACAAGGCTGGCCTCACGCCGGCCCAGGCAAAGGTGATGAACGAGGGCTGGAACCAGATGCACGCCGAGGCGACCGCCAAGCTTGCAGAGATGGAGTCCGCCCAGGCAGCGCAGGCCACTGCCGAGAACGAGGCACAGGCCGCCAGGCTGCAGCAGGAGTGGGGCGCGCGCCACACCGAGCAGATGGAGTTCGCCCGTCGCGCCGTCACGCAGTTCCTGCCGAAAGAGAAGGCCGGCGACATCGTGGCCGCCATCGAGTCGAAGATCGGTTACGCCGAAACGATCAAGCTGATGAACTCGATTGGGCGCGGCCTGGCTGAGCACGACGCTGCCGGCCTTGGCTCTGCGAACGGCAGCGCGCCGACGAAAGATCCGGCCGCCGTGCTGTACGGCGGGACGATGAAGTAACCCGACGACGCCCCGCGCTCACGGCCCGCCCTAACCAGGTGGGCCGTTTCGCTTTGTGCGCCGAATAAACCACCTCCGGCTGGGTTTTCTCGGTGGATGCCGTTGCATTGTCACAACGTGGAGAAACCATTACATTGCGAGCACTGATACCTGTGGTGTCACGAACCGCGCCCAATCTTCATGGAGCTGAACTAAATGGCAACTCTCCCGTCTAAAGCCGGCGCGGTCACCCTGACCGACTTCGCCAAATCCATCGATCCGGATGGCACCGTCGCCACCGTCATTAACCTGCTGTCGCAGGAGAATGGCGCGCTGAATGACGTGCTGTGGAAGGAAGGCAACTTGCCGACCGGCCACCAGACCACCGTCCTGACCGGCCTGCCGACCTCGACCTGGCGCAAGATGTACAAGGGTACCCAGCCCTCGAAGTCGACCCGCTCGCAGATCACCGACACCTGCGGCATCCTCGAGCAGCGCTCGGAGATCGATCGCGACGTCGCTGAGCTGAACGGCAACACTGCCGCGTTCCGCATGTCCGAGGCTGACTCGCACGTCGAGGCGCTGACGCAGGACTTCCTGGAAGCCCTGTTCTACAACGACACCGACGTGAACCCCGAGCGGTTCATGGGCCTGACCCCGCGTTACAACACGCTGAATACCGCTGTCGGCACCTCTGCCAACGTCATCGACGCAGGCGGCACCGGCTCGGACAACACGTCGCTGTGGCTTGTGGTGTGGGGCGAGAACACGATCACCGGCATTTACCCCAAGGGTTCGCAAGCCGGCCTGTCCCACGAAGACCTGGGCCAGATCGACGCGTTCGACACCGAGGGCCTGCGCTACCGTGCGTACGCCGACCTGTGGAAGTGGAAGTGCGGCCTGAGCGTGCGCGACTGGCGCTACGCTGTTCGCATCGCGAACATCGACGTGTCCGACCTGATCGGCCAAACCGGTACCCAGGCGATCACCGCTGCGACCCACATCCACAAGCTGATGGTCGACGCAATGGCCCGCATCCCGAACATCGGCAAGGGCCGCCCGGTGTTCTACGGTCACCGCGTGATCACCACGGCACTCGCCAAGGCCGCGCTCGACCGCAGCCAGAACGTCCTGTCCATCGAGAACGCGCTGCAGCAAAACGGCCAGGTGTCGCCGGGCTTCGCTGGCGCCGGCACCCTGAAGTACCTGGGCGTGCCTGTCCGCACCGTTGATCGCCTGCTTCGCACCGAAGCTCGCGTGATCGCCTAAACCCAGGAGCACAGCATGTACATCGACTCTCAAGAGACTTTCAGCGAAGCGCAGTCGGTTGCAGCCGCTGTCGGCGACATCGTTTCGACGAACGTCTACGACACCGGCGCTGCCGCTGACATCGGCAACGGCGAGGAGCTGATCATCTTCGCCAAGATGAACGCAGCCCTGGCCGGCGTCGGCTCCTCGATCCAGGTCGTCCTGCAGGACTCGGCGGACAACGCCACGTTCGCTGACAAGCAGGCCGGCCCGGTCGTCGCAACCGCAGCCGCTACGGCGAACTCGGTGCTGGCCCGGTTCTACATCCCGATCGGCACCCGCCGCTATCTGCGCGTGGTGTACCGCATCACGGGCGCCACCACCACGGCCGGCACCGCTTCCGCGTACATCGTGCTCGACGCACAGTACAACGTGGCGAACCGTTCGGGCATCTCGGCGGTCTGATCATGGAAGTCATCGCCACCGCCAAAGGGTACTTCGGCGCAGTGCGCGAGGTGGGCCAGAAGTTCGACGTGCCGAAAGGCACCGAGGGCTCCTGGTTCCATCCGACCGGCGCCGAGGAGGCCGACGAGCCGAAGCAGGGCCACAAGCCTGCCAAGGGTCGCCGGCATCACAGCAACGACGACAACGACGAAGCGATCTGATTCGCAGCGTAGTGTGTGACAACAAAACGGGCGCCTTCGGGTGCCCGTTTGCATATCAGGGGAACGATGTATGCCGACTTTTGTACAGGGTATGGTCCCGTGGGTGGTTGACGATCAGGGGCGGATCGTCGGCTACATCGACAAGAACTACCAGGAACGAGGGATCGGCGGCGACCTGCTGCCCACTGGCGGCAATGCGCAACCGCCCGGCCAGCTCGGCGGCGGTGGCGCGCCGACCGTGACGCCGGCTAGCACCTCAGTCGCGCTCGATGCGGCGTTCAAGGTGCACGACTCGTACACGGTGGCTGGCGCCACGACGATCACTGTCACCGGCAGCATGAAGGGCGCGCGCGCGCAGATGGTCGTCGTTGCTGACGGCACGAACGTGCCCACAGTGGTCGGGGCGACCGAGTGGGCGTACTCGATGGGGTACGACAACCGGGCCGGCTACCCGAACCTGATGGACATCGAGCACGTCGGCGCGCTGCGGATCTTCGGCTGGTCGCAGGCCATGAGCCCGGCGGCACTCGCTCCGGCCCCTCCTGCGCCATCGCCGCCAGCGCCTACCCCTCCCGCTCCGGCCCCGGCTACCGCGCCTGGTGCCGTCCAGAGCCTGACCGCCGGCACGCCGACCTCGACCACGATCCCGCTGGCTTGGGCTGCGCCGATCACTGGCGATGCGGCCACCGACTACGAAGTTCAGTACGCCACAGCCGGCACTTCGTTCGCCAGTCCCACGACGTTCGCTGACGGCACCAGCACGGCGACCAGCACCACGATCACCGGCCTGATCTCGGCGACTGCGTACGACGTGCGCGTGCGCGCCACGAACGCGACCGGCTCGAGCTCATACGCCACGCTGACGAACATCAGCACGGCAGCGGCCCCGGTTGGCGGCACGGCCGGCACTCCGGTTACGTTCGCCAGCACGCAGTTCCTCACGGACCTCGGGAACGAGATCTACGAGGCGACGTCGTCTGGAACGTCCTACGGCGCGCGCGGCGTGGTGTCCGGCTCGGCGTCTGGCGACTGCTTCATCGAGGCGCAGTACCCGGCATCGGGCACGACAAGCACGATCTTCGGCCTGGACTCCGGCACGGTTGCGCAGCGCCCGCACAACGAGATCGACTTCTGCTGCCAGCTCGGCAGCGCCGGCACGGTCACTCAAGCATCGAACAGCATGACGTTCAGCGCCACGCTGACCACTCTGTCACCGAGCGCGACGACGCGCGCGGGCATTCGCCGCGTGGGCACGGTGGTGACACTCGAGACGACGACGGACGACTGGGCGACGAGCACCGTGCGTCACACGTACGCAGCGGCCAGCACCGGCCCGCTGTCGGCGCACTTCTACACCGTCTACTCGACCACGCCCCGGCGCATCTGCCAGCCGCGCGCAACCGGGTTCGCGTGATGCTGCGGCGCTATCCTCGGGCGCCGATCGCATCGGCCGGCATGAAGATCATCGTTCATGCGAACAGCATCGGGTTCGGCGCGGGAACGACCAGCACCTCGAAACGCTGGTCGGCCGTGATGAACACCCTGCAGCCGCTGGCGGGCAAGGGGCTGACGATCAGCAATGTGTCGGTCGCCGGCATGGGCATCGCCACGAACAGCGGCGCCGGCACGATGATGGCGACCGCGCCGACATCTGTCGACCCGCTGCTGGATCCGACCCGGCTGAACGTGCTGATGATCCACGAGTTCATCAACGAGCTGAAGGGGAACAACTTCAACGCCACGGCGGCCATGAGCTCCTGGGCCACGTACTGCGCGGCGCGGCGCACGGCTGCGGCCACGGCCGGCGCGAAGCTGTTCATCATCACGATGACCACGACGCCGGCCGGTGAAGCGCCATCAGGGCAGGGTCAGGCGTGGGTGAACTCGCGCATGGCCTCGATCGCTGACTGCAATGAGCGCATGCGCAAGGGTTACCGCGCGTACGCCGACATGCTGATCGACATCGCCGCAGCCGAGCCGTTCCGCTCGATGTACGTGGCGAACGACTGGACCCCGGCAGCGTTCGTCGCGTCCGGGTTGTGGGGTGCGGAGGATTTAACGCACTTCGGGGATTCGGGGCACGCCATCAAAGCGGCGGTCATCGCGCGCGCGATCTCTCGGATTCGCAGGATCTAAATCGAACCCTGGAGAAACCCACATGCCGACAACGACGATCACGAAGTTTTACACGCTGCTGCGCAATGGCGAATTCGTGAAGGAATACACGACGCTGCTGTTCGCAGAAGCCGGCGCGAAGGCGGACGCAGAAGCCCGAGGCGGCACGCACCAGTACACGGTGCACACGTCGTACCGGGTCGTCGCGGACGAGATCGTCGTCCCGCCGCCCCCGCCGCCGCCTGCCCCGCCTCCTCCACCTCCTGCGCCGCCGCCACCCCCGCCGCCGCCACCTGATCCGGTCGAGGGCCTGTACGCGCCAGGGTTCGCGCTCGACAGCTCGACGACGTTCTACCAGCGCCCGACCCAGGTGAAGCCGCTGACGAAGTCCACCGGGCTCACGGACCCGAAGTACACCGACCAGGTGTTCGGCACGAAGGTGTTCATGGTCACCAGCACGAACGACGTGACGGACCCTGACGGCGCGCTCGGGCACATGCGGAACGACTACTCGAAGCGCCAGATGTGGAACGCCAACGAGACGCGGTTCATTGCGCTTGCATCGAACAGCTACTGGCATCTGTACGACGCGGTCACGTTCGCGCATATCAATGTGCCTGGGCACGTCGCCGGCCGCATGCCTGGCATCGTGGGTTCCGACTGCGATCCGACCTGGCACCCGACCGACCCGAACAAGCTCTGGTATACGGCCGACTTCGGCGGCCTGACGTACTACGAACTCGACATCACGACGGGCCAGAGCTCGCCGCTGTTCACGTTCGCGGGGCGTCTGCCGGCAGGGTTCAGCAGCGCAACGAAGTTCAGCATGGGCGGCGAGGGCCGGCCATCGAATGACGGGCGGTACTGGTGCTTCATGGCGACGACGTCTGCCGGCGCTATGGTCGGCCTGATGACGTACGACCGCGTCGCGGACACGATCACGTCCTCGCTCGTGACCACGAACAAACCGAACTGGGTGGGCATGAGCCAGCTCGGACAGTACGCTGTCGTCGCCTGGAACAACTACTCGTCAGGGCTGACGCTCTCGGCTGCAGCGGCGCGTTCGATCGGCACGGCGGACGGCACGCGCGCGTATCACGGTGGCACGCTGGGCGGCCCGTTCACGCAGCTCGACACGACGAACCAGCACGGCGACCTCGGGATCGACAAGGCGGGCAATGAGGTGTGGGTGAGCTCGACGTACTCGCCGTACATGGACGTGCCCGAGGGATCGACGTACATGCGCCGACTGAGTAACGGCGTCGCGCACGTGTTCACGTCGCCGAACCTGAACGCATACGCCGGCTCGACGAACGCGATGCACTTTAGCTGCACGAACTACGCGCGGCCAGGCTGGGCGGTTGTCACGTTCGAGTCAGGTCCGGGCACGACGGTATGGCGCGACGGCGCGATCCTGGCGGTCGAGCTGACGTCGACGTCACCGGTGGTCAAGCGGCTTGCACACCATCAGTCGATCGCCGACGCTGGAAGTGGCGGGGGCGGGTATTTCAGCAGCCCGCTCGCATCGCCTAACCGGACGCTGTCGCGCATCATGTTCGGGTCGGACTTCCGCTCGGCTAACGGGCCGTTCAATCAGTTCATGATTGCACTGCCTGCGGGGCTGTTCCCAGCGTAAACGCCATCAGGGGCCGGGCAGTATACGCCGGCCCCTATGCCTTAGAATCGGGCATCTCCGGGGAGGGCCTGAAATGGCGTCAAACGTTTCTATCGCAAACCGCGCGCTAACGAAGCTGGGCGCCAGTCGTATCCTGTCGCTCGCGGACGCCAGCGCGCAGGCCCGCACAATCAACTCGATGTTCGAGGACGTGCGCGACTCCGAGCTCCGGCGCTACCGTTGGAAATTCGCGATGAAGCGCGCATCGCTGTCGGCCCTGGTGCAGGCCCCGCCGTGGGGCTATGAACTCCAGTACCCGCTGCCGTCCGACTGTCTGCACCTGGTGCAGGTGAACGACTATTACGTGCGCGGTTCGGTCGGCCAGCCAACGTGGGCCGTCGAGGGCGGTCGAATCCTGTGCAACTTCGCGGCCCCGCTGCGCATCCGCTATGTCTCGCGCGTGACAGACCCGACGCTGTTCGACCCGCTGTTCGCCGAGATGTTCGCGTGCAAGCTTGCCTGGGAAGCGTGCGAGCCGATCACGCAATCGAATCAGAAGAAAGCCGACATGCGCGACGAGTACAAGTTCGCGCGCGACGAGGCCATGCGCCAGGACGCAATCGAGAACCCGCCGGACGCGCTGCCGGATGGGTCGTGGCTCGCCGCCCGTGAAGGGGATAGCTCGTACGGCTACGTCGGGGGTGCGTAATGGCTAAGGCATCGCCGATCACGACCAGCCTCAATGCCGGCGAACTCTCGCCGATGATCGATGGCCGAGTCGATTTCAACAAATACGCTAGCGGCGCGTCGCTGATGGAGAACTTCATCCCGACCGTGCAGGGGCCTATCGTCCGGCGCGGCGGCACTCGGTTTGTGGCCGAGGCGAAGGATGGCACGGACCGCGTGTTCCTCCACCGGTTCGAGTTTTCCGTCACGCAAACGTACATGCTCGAGTTCGGCCCAGGCTACATCCGGTTTTTCGCGAACGTGCCAAGCACGGGTGTATTCCCCGAGCGCGGCTTGGTCGAAGTGGCTGGCGTGCCGGTCGAGGTGGTGACGCCGTACACGTCCGACGACATTTACAACGACGATGACACCTGTGGGCTGCGGTTCGCCCAGTCTGCGGACGTGCTCTACATCACGTCGCCGAACCACCCGCCGTATGAGCTGCGGCGAACATCGCCGACGTCGTTCTCGTTCGTGCCGTTCGTGAACCGTGGCGGCCCCTGGGAATCGTTGAACGACACCGCGACGACGGTCTACGCATCCGCCGAGACTGGCGCCGTTACGCTGACCGCTTCGGCCGGAATCTTCTCCGCGAACGACGTCGGCACGCAGATCTACCTGGAGTCCCAGCTTGTCGACAGCGTCGCAGCCTGGGAAGTCGCCAAGACGGTCGCGATCGGCGATCGCCGCCGGTCTGACGGGAAGAACTACGTCGCCACTACGGCGGGCGTCACCGGCACGAACAGGCCGGTTCACACCGAGGGCACCCTGTACGACGGCGATGCCGTGGCCTGGCAGTACACGGACCCCGGCTACGGATACGTGCAGATTACCGGCTACACGAGCCCGACAGTGGTTACGGGAACGGTCGTCGACCGCCTGCCGGCTCAGGTCGTATCCGCCGGCAACGCTTCCACTCGCTGGGCGTTCAGCGCATGGCGCACCACCGCTGCGGGCACGAAAACCTACCCGTCGTGCGTGGCGTTCCACCGCGAGCGCATCTGGTTCGCGCGAGGCCAGAATGTGTGGTCGTCCGTGTCGGCTGAGTTCAACAACTTCTCGCCAAAGAACTTCGGCCAGGTCACCGACGACATGGCGATCAACCTGACGATCCAGTCGGGAACGATCAACGATGTGCAGTGGCTGATGCCAGGCAAGGAGCTGCTGATCGGCACGGCCGGCGGCGAGTTCACGCTGGGCGAGCTGCAGAACGGCGACCCGCTTGGTCCGGGTAATGTGCGCGTTCGCCTGCAGTCTCAGTACGGCTCGAGGGCAATCACGCCGATCACGCTCGGGGATAGCACGCTGTTCATCCAGCGGGCAGGCCTGAAAGCGCGTGAGATTTTTTATGACTTCGGGTCGGACGGGTACAAGTCGACCGATACGACGGTGCTGGCAGAGCACGTCACGAAAACCGGGATCATCGACATCGACCTCGCGCAAGAGCCGGATCCGATCGTGTGGTGCTTGCGCGCGGACGGACGGATTGTCGGGTTCACCTGGAATAACGAGCAGGAAGTGCGCGCGTGGCATCGACACCCAATCGGCGGCGACTATTTCAGCGGCGGGGCTTCCGCTCCTGCGCGCGTAAAGTCGATTGCCACGATGCCGTCGATTGACGGGGCGCGCAATGAACTGTGGCTGTGCGTTCGTCGAAACGTCAGCGGCACGTTCAAGCAGTTCATCGAGGTCATGGAGCAGCCGCATCCGAATGGCGCCTGGGATTCCTTCACAGACCCGATCGGCCGCCGGCCCGAGTACAGCCAATTTTATGTCGACGGCGGCTCGTCTGTTTCTTCAGCGCTCGGCTTCACGACCGTCTCCGGGCTCGATCACCTGAACGGCGCTACGGTTCAGATCCTGGCCGATGGCGCGCCGCACCCTGACCGCGTTGTGTCCGGTGGCTCGATCACGCTGCAGGCTGAACACTACGTCGCGCACATCGGGTTCGCGGCCCCGTGCAAGTGGCGCTCGATGCGAATCGAGGCTGGTGCCCAGGACGGAACCGCGCAGGGCAAGACGAAGCGCCTGCATAAGGTCGTCCTTCGGTTCATCGAGACAGGAGGCGGGAAGTTCGGGGCGGATGAGCAGAACCTGGACTATGTGCAGTTCCGAGACAGCAGCGCGCCGATGGGTCAGGCAACGCCGCTCTACAGTGGGGACATGCCGCTGCAGTGGCCGAACGGCTACGACACGGACGGTTACGTCATGTATGTCAACGATCAGCCGACAAAATCGGTTATCGCCGCTGTTATGCCGCAAGTTATGACGCAGGATTCGCGCTGATGCGGTTCGCCCCGCTCCGTGCTGAGCACCTGGCTGCGCTTGAGTTGCAGGCCGGGCAGGCGTACATGGGCGGCGACATCCGCACGCCTGGTTACGCCGAGCAGCTTTTGCAGGGCCAGGCGTTCACGGCACTCGTCGATGGGCGCGTCGTCGGTTGCGCTGGCTGCATCGAACCGTGGGACAATCGCGGCATTCTGTGGGCGCTTGTATCGGCTGACGCCGGACGGCACATGACGGCTATCCATCGGGCGGCTGTCGGGTTCCTGGCTCAGTCCAGGCTCAGGCGAATCGAGACGTTCGTAGACGCCGGGTTCGCTGCCGGCCACCGATGGGTGCAGATGCTCGGGTTCGAGCGCGAGGGCCGCATGCGGGCGTTCTCGCCTGATGGCCGGGACTTCGATTTGTATGCGAGGGTGAAATGAGCGAGATTGTGCAGGCCGACCAGGGCGGCATCGTACACACGGGGAGTTTCGTCCCCACGCGCGAGCAGATCCAGCGGCTCGAGCGCGAGCTTGCGCAGATGCCACAAGTGACAGATTCGCTTCCGCTGCGGCATCACTTCGCGCCAGGCGTCTACATGCGCGAGCTGACGATCCCTGCCGGCGTGATGCTGACAGGCAAGACGCACAAGACGGCGCACATGAACATCATCTCGGCCGGCGACATCACGGTATGGACCGAAGAAGGCATGAAGCGGATTCGCGCGCCATACACGTTCATGTCCCTACCTGGCACCAAGCGCGTCGGATACGCGCACGCAGATACCGTCTGGACGACAGTGCATGTGAACGCCGACGACAAGACGGACCCGGCAGAGATCGAGGCCGATGTGATTGACCACGCGAGCGAGCAGGTTCTGGATCTGCCGGGCGGACAGCCGGCGCTGACTGGGGGTGACGCATGAGTTACGCATTCGTGGCCGCTGCCGTTGTGGCAGTGGTGGGGGCGGTTGCGGCCGGCAAGGCGCAGAAGAACGCCCAGGAGTACCAGGCCCAGGTCGACGAGCAGAACGGACTGCTGGCGCGCCGTAACGCGGGCTCGAATGAGGAGCAGCAGCGCAAGCGCGCTCGCGCGTTCCAGGGCCGGCAGCTCGCGGCGATCGGCGAATCTGGCGTCGGCATGACGGGCTCGGCTGCGGACATCTTCAAAGAATCCCTGTACTCGGCCGAGATGGATGCGCTGAACATCCGGTATGAGGGCGAGCTCGGGAACGTCAGCGCACAGAACTCGGCGCAGGGTGCGCGGTACAGCGGGAAACTCGCCCAGCAGGCCGGCTATTTCGGGGCCGCAGCCTCGATCGCTGGCGGGGCCGGCAAGGGGTATGCCAACTACAATAAGCCAAAAGCTGGCAGTCTGAACTGATCGGAATACTATGGCGCGAATCCCCGTATACGAACAACGCACCCAGCTTTCGGGCCAGGTGCAGGGCGGGCGCATTTCCGGCCAGTCTCCGATTGCCGGCGCCGCCGCGCAGTTGTCTCAGGACATCCAGCAGGTTGGCGGTCAGCTCGCTGCGAATGAGGAGATGCGCAACCGCATCGAGGAACAGAAAACCGAGGACCGCGCCGCCGTGACAGTGGCGAACGTGTTGTCTCAGGGGGATGTCCACTGGCAGCAGCAGTACGACGAGCGCACGAAGAACTGGAAGCCGGGCGACCCTGATCTGCGCGAAGGCATCTCGAAAGACTTCGACGCCTGGAAGGCCAAGACGATCAAGGATCTGCCCACCGAGCGGTCGCGCCAGTTCTTTGAACGCAGCACGGCGTCGATGGGCGCGCGCCTGCAGATGAGCGCCTATGAGTTCCAGGACAAGGCGACGCTCGGCGCGATGGTGTCCGAAACCACTGTCGGCATGAAGGCGGACGAGGACATCGTCTACCGCGACCCGTCACGACTCGACGAGGTGAAGGCCCGCCGCCTGGCAACGCTCGGCGCGATGAAGGGTATTCCCGAGGGGAAAAAGCTCGAGATCGGCCAGAAGTACACGCAGGACATGGCGTATGCCGTGGAGCGCGGCGAGCTCGAGCGCGACCCCGTGGCGTTCCTTGCGAAGCGGCGCGTTCCAACCGGCGGTGATCCTACCGTCGTGACGCGCGAGGCCGTCCCGTTCGATCGCCTGTTCACCGCAGTCGTCGGCCAGGAGTCGGGCGGGGTGCATACCACGGCGGATGGCAAGTTGTTGACGTCGACGGCCGGCGCGCAGGGCGTGACGCAGGTGATGCCGCGTACCGGGGAAGACCCAGGATACGGCGTAGCTCCGCTCCGCGACCAGTCGAAAGCCGAGTACATGCGGTTCGGGCGCGACTACCTGACGGCCATGCTGACTGAGTACGGCGGCGACCAGGCTAAAGCGTTGGCGGCGTACAACGCTGGCCCGGGGCGGGTGAACGATGCCGTCAGGAAGCACGGCGCCGACTGGCTGTCGCACATGCCGGACGAGACGAAGAACTACGTCACGAAGATCAGCGCGAAGGCCGGCGGCGCGGTTGTCGAGATGGCGCCAGCGCGCGAGGACAGCGCGTCTACCGGCACGACGCCCGCGCGCATGGGGCCGGCCACGTTCGAGACTCTGCCGTTCGAGCAGCGCGAGGCCCTGCTGGCCGCCGCTGATTCGCGCATGAAACAGCGCCAGGCACAGAACGAGTCGGACATGAACCGCCGGCTGGCTGATGCCACGGCGATGCACGCTGACGGGAAGATGGACCCGTTCAACATGGGGCCGCAGGATTTCGACCGCGCGTACGGGGCTGACGGGCAACGTCGGTTCCAGGAGTACCGCAGCTCGCGCGACATGGCGTCCGACGTCGCTCGGTTCCAGACCCTGCCGCCGGAGCAGATCCAGGGCATCCTGCAGAAGGCTCAAGCCGAGACGGCTGCGATTGCCGCTGTCAGCGGTGAGGGCTATGCCGCCGCCGACCGTCGAAACCAGGTGCGCATCGCGGCGGCGAAGGCCGTCATCGAGCAGCAGCAGAAAGACCCGCAGGCGTACGCGATGCGCGCCGGCCTGAGCAATGCGCAACCGTTGGATTTCAACAACACGGAAGCATTCGGCGCTGAACTCGCGAACCGCGTAGCCACTGCGAAGATGATGAATCAGCAGTACAGCACGCCGTTCCGACTGATGACCGACCAGGAAACCCGGCAGATGACCGAGGTGATGTCGAAGTTCCCGGCAGCGGCGAAGGTCGACTACCTGAACACGATCCGCCGCAGCGTGTCGGACCCGGCTGCGTACCGCTCGATGATGGCGCAGATTGCGCCGGACAGCCCGGTGACTGCGGTTGCTGGCTCGATCCTCGGGAAGGACACGGGGGTCACGGTTGGCGCTGGCTGGTTCAAGGATGGCTCTACGCTCACCCCGCGTGGCGTGGCAACAACGATCATCCAGGGCGAGCAGATCCTGAACCCGAACGCAGCCGCGAAGAAGCAGGACGGCCGGGGCGGGAATTTCCCGATGCCGAAGGACAGCGACATGGAGCGCGAGTTCGCCGATTTCGTCGGCGAGTCGTTCCGTGGGGACGCTGCCGGCTACGGCGCTGCGTTCCAGGCGTTCCGCGCGTACTACGCCGGCAAGGCCAGCGAGCGCGGCATCCTGTCGCCAGACCTGGACACGAAGATTTCGCGCGAAGCACTTGAGGCCGTGACCGGTGGCGTGTCGGATTTCAACGGAAACGGGCGCGTCCTGAAGCCGTGGGGCATGCCTGATGACGAATTCGAGAACCGCGCTCGGTTCCAGTTCGACCAGGCGATGACCGCGAACGGGCTCAAGGGTACGCGCATGGACGATTTCGATTCGTACGGCCTGCAGGCGCTGCGGGATAACCAGTACCTGGTGACCAGTGGCGGGGCGTACCTGCTGGGCAAGGACGGCCAGCCGGTGGTGATCGACACGTCGATTGCTCCGCCGCCCGTTGTCGCGCCGGCACAACGCCAGCAGTCGATGACGCAGGGGGATAACCCGCTGGCGTTCGGGCCTGAGAACAAGTTCCAGCCGAGCGATGACGCGCCGAGCGTGTACGCATCCGCCGCAGAATGGGCCGAGTACCGCAAGAAGAAGGGCGCCCAATGAGCTATTTCGACACCGACCCGCGCGCTCAGGCCGACCTGCTGGAGCGCGCTCGGCAGAGCCCGGTGCTGATGCCTGGCGCAGGCGTGTTCGAGGGCGCCGGCACTGCCACGTACAAGGGTCTGCTGCAAGGCGTGATCGCTCAGCCGGCGCTGCTGCTGGGGGATGCGGTGACGCCTACGCTGCGCCCGGTGGCGAGCGCAATCGACAACCTGTTCGGCGGCACGACCGCGAATGACTGGCTGACTGGCGAGCAGCGCAAGACGGTTACAGCCGTGCGCGACTTGATGCCGGGTGACGACGTCGGCCTGGCCGGGCAGCTTGGCTACGGGCTAACGAGCACGCTCCCCGGGGCGATTGCCGGCACGATCGCGGCGGGCCCGGGCGGCGGCGCTGCTGTTGCCGGCTCGCTGACCGGGTATTCGTCGTTCCGTGTGGCTCAGGAAAAGGGCGTCGACACGGCTACTGCGTTCGGCCAGGGCACGATTGAAGGCGCCGCGATGGCGGCCGGCGTGCTGCTGCCTGGGTCTGTGGGCACGAGCATTCTGAAAAGCATTGGCGTTGGCGTCGGCGGCAACGTCGGCCTAGGCGTCGTGCAGCGCGGCGCTGTCGGGTCGTTGCTCGAGGCCAACGGTTACCCGGAGATGGCGAAGCAGTACCAGGCGTTCGACCTGGAGTCGATCGCTGTAGACGCTGTCCTGGGCGGCGCGTTCGGCGTGCTCGGCGCATCCACGAACGCGGGCGCCCGTACGCCGGCAGGGGTGCCAGTGACTGACGCGGCGCTGGCTGCGAAGGCGAAGCAGCACCTCGAGATCGAGACGGCGCCAGGCGTTCCGGTCGACCCGGCATCGCGCTCGGCTCACTCGAAGGCGATCACGAAGGCAATCGAGGACATCGCTAACGACAGGCCGGTTGACGTGTCGCGCACTGGTGTCGCCGAGGCGGAGTTCCTGGGCACGCGCACCGAGGTGCAGGCCGCCGTCCGTACAGTCGTCGAGGATCTGGCCCCGCTCGGCCGCGTGCTAGACGAGGTGGAAACGCTGCGGGCGCAGGTCCGCGCGCTGGGGCTCGAGGCCCCGGACGAGCCGATGTTCACTGGCGCGCCTGTTCGCGCGGCTGAGATGCCGGCCACACCGCAGCCGGCGACGGTCTGGTACAGCGGGGCGCCCGTTGGCCTGACCGAACTCGACCCCGCGCTGGCCCGCGCCGGCAATCGCTACGGGCGTGGCGTATACCTGGGCACTGATGCCGGGTTCACCGAGACGTACTCGCGCGGCCAGTTGGATTCGACCGGCGCGCGCGGGCAGGGCGGCGCGACGTACGAAGCGACGTTCGCTCCCGTGAAGCCGTTCAACGCCGACGCAGTGATGCCGCGCGCAGATGCCGAGCGCGTGCTGACGGATGCCGGCGCGACTGTGGCGCAGATCCGCGAGTTGCTTGGCGCGAAACCGAAGGTCGGCGGCAGCACGGTGTTCGACGCACTGACGAAGCTGAAGGGAGACCGAGACGGCGCGTCCGAAGCACTGGTCGCGCAGGGCTATGACGCCGTGTTGTTCAAGGACAACAGGGGCGCGCAGTTGGCGGTGTCGTACGGGAAGGTGCCAGTCCGCGAAAGCACGGCTGCGCCGAAGCCGGCAGAGGCGAAGGCAGTCGTCAGCGAAGTGTTCGGCGAAAAGGCGCTGGCGCTGGTTGACGACCATATCGAATCGCTGGCCCTGGTGGCGAAGGAAGTCGACGGCGCGCGCGCCGAGATGGAGCGTGGCACGTTGCCTGAGCGCGACATCACGCCGCACCTGGACGCCGCTCTGGAACTCGTACCGCTGGTGCGCGATGGCCGCTCGGTGGATTCGATCGTGGATGGTACGGACCTGTTCTCGCAGCCTGCCGGCCCTGAGTCGCTGGCGCTGCTGCGCGCAGTCGAGTCGGGGAAGGATCTCGGCGATGTGATGGCGCGGTACACGGACAACGTTCGCAAGCAGGGAAACCCGCAGCTCGCCGATACGTTCGATGCTCCGTCGCCCAGCCGGGCCGCGCTGCTGGCAGCGGCGATTGATGAGAAGCCGGTGAAGGTGGATCGTGAGGCGAAGGCTGTCGCTGAACGCGACTCCGGGGCCGAGTTGGAACTGGTGCCGATCGAGAAGCCCGCCGATCCGATCAGCGAGGCCGACACCGCAGCCGTCGCCCAGGTCATGGAGTCCACCCCGAATGCACACGTCATGGACGACGACGGACAGATGCGCGTCGCCGCCGTTGCGCTGGCCGAAGCTGATGCGACAATCAAACAGGCAGAGTCCGACGCTGCGGCATTCCCTGCCGCTGTCTCCTGCTTCCTCCGAGGGTAAGTAATGCGCGCACGTTGCATCCAAGCGGTACAGCAGGCCGCCGGCCGAACCATGACTCAGGCCGAGATCAAAGGCATTGAGGACCGTATCTCGCGCCACATGCGCCAGCTTGCGCGCAAAGACCCGGCTGCATGGTCGCAGATGTCTCAGGCCCAGCAGATGGACGCGGCGGCGAAGGAAGCCGTCACCGAGCTGACGTTCGAGGCGCAGCAGCAGAAGTTCCGTCTCGAGCGCACAATTCTGACGAAGGACCGGCTCGACCGCGAGACGAGCGGATGGGCCGGCGGGCGCATGGATGCGATCAAGCGCAAGGTCGCATCCGTCACTGACGGCAAGGGCTCGTTTCGATCCATCGAAACACTGGCGACCGCGATCCGCGCCGACGCACTGCGCCGTATCCAGGACGTGTTTGACCAGCTCGACCCGCGCATGTTCGGCCTGTTCGAGAACAATGACGGCGTCATCGCGTTCACCCGGGCGCTGTACGGCCAGCGGAATGGCATCGACCCGAAGATCGTGAAAGCGGCTGAAGGCTGGCTGGAAGTGGCCGACAGCATGCGCGAGCAGTTCAACAACGTCGGCGGCAAGATCGGCAAGCTCGAGGATTGGGTGATGCCGCAACATCACTCGCAGATCAAGGTGGCGAAGGCCGGCGCCGACAAGTGGGCGCAGGACATCATGCCGCTGCTCGACCGATCGAAGTACGTGAACGAGGATGGTTCGTTTTTCACTGACCCGCAGATGGAGCAGTTCTTGCGCGCGGCCTGGGA